GCGAATACGTGGCAGTTTTGCTTCATCGTCTAATTCAATAATGAAAGGGACGAATCCATATGTTAGATACCAGTCAGCACCTGAGTACATATGTACCGCTAGGTCTGAGTGCTGGAAGTAGTTAGATGCAATGCGAGTACGTTTGTCAGCAAAAGTACGTGCTCTATCCGATACCTGGTTGGCTGCAGAACAGTTAACCGCTGGAAGTGGAGCCATAACCTCAGATAAGTCACGTGCAACAATGTCAATAAAGTTTGCTACTACGTTAGCGTCTACGCCCTCTGGAAAAAAGTTAGGATAAACCTGAGCAATTTTTCCCTTACGGACAGCAAGTACGTCAAGGTTGCGGGCATCACGTTCGTGACTACGGTAGCGAAGAGATTCAACCCTTGCTACTATTTGTTCCACTGATAATGCCATTATTGTCCTAACGATTAAAGGAAAAAATTATTTTTTTGGTTGTGGTTTTTTTGGTTGTGGTTTGCTAGAAGCAGTCATTTTTTTAATGTAATCGGGGTCACCAGCGCCTCTTTTAGGACCATTTATTAAATCATTTATGTTTATTGGAGGAAAAGTTGATACACTTGGGGGAAATGAACGGTTATACAAAGGGTCAACATTTTTTCCACCAGAACCAGTAATGCCAGCATTTTTTCTGTCAGCCATTTTATTTTCCCATCGGACGGTAGGTCTTACTTACCGTACCTGTTGTTGTTGTAATTCCAGCAGAATTACGTTTAGCCACCCTGTTTGGATTAAATTGTGTATCTAATTTTGCAAGTTCTGTCTTAAGTCGTTTTTTATCTGCTGGTGTTTCTGCAGTATCAATAAGCCAAGAACGCTTATTCATATAATCGTCTCTGCGATTTGCCATTTTTTTATCCTTAATTATATTGCTCTGCCCATTGAGAGGCAAAGGCTTCGTCTAGATTTAATGAGCCACGAGAAGCCATTTGCGCTTTTGTTGCCCAGCGGTTTGCTTGATAGCGACCTACTTTGCTTGACTGTTGCATTAATTCGCGTAGGCGAATAATTGCAAACCATAAAGCCATAACACAGTCAGTAGGATTTTTAGTGTCAGGCTTCCAGGTAATCAACTCTTGAACTAAAGTCTTAAGACCTTCGGAACCTTCGTTAGAAGGTAGTTCAATAATGTTGTTATCGTTAAAGCGTCCATCACGAGCACTGCCAAAAAGCATTGCCATAGATGCTACACCAAAAGATGTGTCCCATTTATTCTTACCAGTAAAGTGTGAGTTTAACTGACACCCGTACTGGGCTAAAAAGTTTCTTAAATTCTCATCTAGGGCGTAAGCCTTCTGGTGAGCGTTAATCTCAATTCTTAATTCTTGAGGTCTGTATTTTTCTACCCAGTCTTCAATTAAACTTTGAATTTTTGCTGGGGTTGGCTCGGTCATATTTATGCAGTCAAGAACATAAATTTTTCCATCGGCTCTATTATAAGTACAGATAACCGCACCCGTAGCACCCGCCATAGCAGGGTCAAGTCCAATTACCGTATAAGATGATTCAACGTTCTTAGGGTGTCCTGGAGTTCCAGCCTTTAATGGTCCCCGTTTACGCATTCCGTTGACGGAGTTTTGCACGCACAAGGGTGAGAAGATTGAATCTTCTTGGACATCTTCTTGCTGGTAGACCATAGCCCATACTGAGGCAGCGACCTCAGAGCGGCGTGTAAAGAGAGAAGGTCCATCCCACTTGGGAAAAAGTCCTTGCTCATCTGGGTCATCCAATTCGTTTTCTTGTTGGTCTGTTTTAGCCCACAGCGTTTTCCAATTAGCGGGCTTCTCATCAAACTCAAGAACGGCTGGCATAGCGCAGTAGGTAAAGGGGGTCTTGCCACCTGACCATTGTTTGCCGTCCCGAAGCATTTTATAAAGGTCAATTGGTTGCACTCTGGTTCCAACGATAATTAACTTACCGTGTCTACCAAGACGGGTGATAACTTCCTTCTGAAGCCAGTCCATCTGTTTTTCCCACTCGTGGGCATTGGTACCCATCACGGCATCATCTACAATAATTAAGTCGGCACGAGCACCGTAAATCTGGGAACCAATACCTAGGGCTTGAACCGTTGGGTCCTTCTCGCCTGAGTCTCTACCAGTACCTAGGTAAATCATATCTGCTTGCCACTGAGTGGAGTCTGCCTTGTATCCACCATTAGGACCAAAGGCAACCTGCAATTTTGTGTAGGCTGGGTGTGAGAGTCTAGTTTTAATGGCTCCCAGAAACTTACGAGCCATACCCTGGGTCTTAGAGACGATAATGACTCTAGTGTTAGGGTTGGTTACAATTCGGTAGACCACGTAGTTAGTCGTAATGACCGTAGACTTGGCGTGCTCAGGTGGAACGTTAATTAAGATTCGGTTCATCGCTGATGGCTCATAGGTCATAGATGGATGTAGCCATCTTGGCTCCCGACCCTCAATCATATCAAACCAGTTGAGATGATGGGGGAAAAGTTTGGTATCTAGGAACTGCTCACAGAAGTCAGGAAACTCTATATCTTTGAGTTCCTTAAGGTCAGCCTTGATGCCCTTACCTACCAGGCGGGCTTTCTCGGAGCGTTCCTTAAACTCAGGGGAGTTCATCACCCATTGTCTAAAAGTCGTGTCATTACGGTTAACCGTACCCATAGCCCCAGTAATGGTGTTACCTTGCTCAAGTTGGAGTAGTACTCGCTCCTGAGCCTCAATCTTTGATATGTCCTGTTTGCCCGCTTTGCGTCCCATTAAGTGTCCCTATCTCCTTGCCCCTGGAGGGGCTAAATATAACACCTATCACGGCTACAAAATAACGGCATAATTGTGGTAATTGATATATATAAATAACTATATATTATATAAGCGAGCGAGCCGAAGAGCGATGCTCGCTCTATATATATAATTATATATTACATATATAGATAACCTGTAGTTTGTACCTAAACCGAACACTCAGTTCGGATATATTTTTAAATAGTTGCCCTTTGGGCTATAAGTCCTGCTCAGGGGGGATATAACAGAAATTTATGGGGTGACCATATATAGTATATAAGCGCGCGCGTTAAACAACTCCCCCTCAAACCTGCGCCACTTTCTGCAGGTCTGCCGACTCTCAACCTCTACTATAGGGTTAGACATTCCTTATCCTTATGTTTAACCTAGGAAATCTTAATTTAAATTCCTTTTCTTGGCTAGGTTTAAACTCTTAAGCGGTTTTAAGATTGGGCGACTATCCACCCAACCAGTAAGTTACCCGCTAGTAACTTATCCGCGCTCAATTCACGGGGAAGAAGGGGAGAATCTGTTCACCTGTTGTTCATCTTCAAATGTTGTTCTTTTCTGGTCTTAGGTCTTAAGATGAGAACACGAGGGAGAAATCCCACAAATGAACAGGAGAAAACAAAGTGAATGCAACAACAAAGACAAAGAAGACAACAGGGGCGGAAGATATTTTCCAAGCCCCAAAGGGGGAGAATCTTTCTCCCGTCCTTGAGGCGTTAGAAAAGGCTCACGCCCTAATTCAAAAGGAAACAGGCGCACCCCGCGCCACAATCTCAATTGGGCGTAGTGAAAAAGTTCACGGGCATTTCACCCCTTGGACACCTTGGAAGAATGAAGAAGAACAATTTCACGAGATTTTCTTAAGCGCCTCATCATTTCAAAGAGGAGCCCGCGCAACACTTGGAACTCTTCTTCACGAGATGGCGCACTCTTTGGACACCAAAGAAGGACGCAAGGGAACAAGCGGGGACGGTTACCACAATAAAACTTTCAAGAAAACAGCGGAAGAGGTTTTCGGGCTTGAGATTGAGCAAGTTAAGGGCAAGGGATGGACGAACACAATCGTCCCGACCCGATGCGTCCAAATGTGGCAAGAAGCGCACGATTTGATTGAGAATGCCCTCCAACTATTCGCCACAAATGACGAGAAAAGCGCCAAGCCAAAGGGACGCGACAAGAACAACAAAGTGGCGGTGTGCGGTTGCGGAGAAAAGATTCGCTTGAGTCTTAAGACCTACAACCTCACCCGCCCAACCTGCTCAGAATGTGAGCAATTCTTCCGCATAGAAGAAGAGGAGGAAGGCGGGGAATAAATCCCCCGCTAGGGCTTGACCGCCCCCGCGCCTTGGGCGTACGCTTTCAATAGCAACGGGGGCACGACATAAGAGGAAGAGTTCTTCTTATGACTTAAGACAGGAGAATAAAAATGCTAGTAAGAATCGCAACTATCAACGACACAAACGGCAACCCGCGCAGGGGGTGGCTAAGAGTAAGCGCAAGCGGGCAAGTGCTGGGGTGGATAGAAGAAGGCTACGAAGGACACGCAGCAATTGCGGGCTATGATGACGGGGAAACGCCAACCATTAGCGTCAAACCTGCCGAGTACAAGCGATTCAAGAACTGGGGCGAGACTGTGGAGGCGGGCAAGTGAGCGCAATTTGCGAGAACTGCGGGCGACAAGTTGAAACCAAGATACAAGGGGCAAAGGTGGACTATTGTTACCGTCCATCCTGTGCCTATGGGGAGGATTAAGGTGAAGTGCCCCATATGCGGAACAGCACCGCACACGCCTATCCAAATTAGCAGGGCTGGAATGTGTAGGTGGTGCGAGAAGAAAGGGGAAGAGTTAAAGTCTTAAGACAGAAAGAAATTGCGGGCAAGACTCGCAGCCTCAGACCCTTGACAGAGGGCGAATGTTCACGACATACTGAGGCACGCAAGACCAAACAACTACAACAGGAGGCACAAAATGCAAGACGAAACAATCGCACGGAACGAATGGCGCACGACAATAGCGGGCGCGGAATGGGGCGAAGTTAAGCCCCTTGAAATGGTAGTGAATGCAGAACTTGTGAAGCGTGGGGGAAATTCTTTCCCATACTTTACAATCACGGGCACAATTCAGAAGACAGACAAGCGCTACCGTGACCCCGTTATAACTTGCGGAGCAATACACGAGGAAATTCTAAAACATTTTCCACAACTTGCCCCGCTTGTTGAGGTTCACTTATCAGAGGCAGACGGGCAACCAATGCACGCAGAGGCGAACGCCCGCTATTGGGCTGGGCTTTGTACATTTGAAGACGGGCGACCAATGGGGGAATTCAATCCCTCAATGTTAGCCAAACACCTACAAACAGACGAAGCAACAGCGCTTGAAGTGCGCAAAGGTTTTCTAATGGGGCTACCTTGGGAGCGTATAACTGAGACGCTTAAACTTGGTGCGCTATGGAGTGAGCAAGCAGGACAAGCCCGCGCCCTCTTAACTGATGTTAAGGCGGTGGCATAATGGCTAAGATTTCTTTTGAGGTAGACGATTTAGAACTATGGGAAGCGGTCTTCGGCTCTAGCCCTTTCTCTTTCGGACGGGGTGAATGGTTCCCTGAGGCTGAGTATCTAGGCAAAGCAGACT